TCTGTAGATCCCAGTCCGCTGCGTTGTTTGTTGGTGCATAAGTTGCGTTGTCTGCTCCTATGCTGCCAGTCACAGTAATGTTTGTACCACTCCAAGACGAAGAAGCCGAACCTTTTATGTCGTGTTCTATCGTCTCTGTTATTGTTTGTTGTGTTGTTGTCGTTGACTGCATCGACCCTGTTGTAAACTGAGGCGTCACAGTGTTTGCTCTTGCTATTGCGGGTGACAACAATGCTAAGAGAAGAATCCATGTTTTCATTGTTTTGGTTTATTAGGTTCTTTCTTCTCGTTCTTCTTACCATTACCAGTAGACAAGCCAAACGTGGCTAGTGCACCCGTAAAAATCGAAGCGACGAACGTGATATCGCCTGCCGTAGCTGACTTTTTAACCATAGGTAGCTCGACATAACTTAATGTAATGATAAACCCTGACCAGATAACTACACCTAAACGCACTGCTGCACCTAATACTGCCATCTGTTCTTCATGGTCATCTACATTTTCTTTGAGCTTGGTAAAGATTCCTTTTTTTTCTGGCGGTTTTGTCTCCATTTATTTATCTTACCTTGTAGAAACTTTTGTACTTTTTTACGTATATTTTCGATTATAGGCTGTGTCAGCGTTGTAGCTGCTACAGCTGTAACCGCCGTTGTAACAGCAGTAACTATTACTTCTGGCGAAGGTTGAGGTACAGGCTGTTTTATAAACGGTATTTTTAGGGTAGGTGGTTCAACCTTTTCTTCAGTCTTGACGGGTTTAGCTTCTTGATCTCTAAGGTCGCTGGGTGGAACAACCATAGGAATATAGTAAGGTACGTCAGCTGTAGGTAAAGGAATGGATATAGTCTCTATCTGTTGCGTATCTGGCAACTTGATAGTAGGCAAGTCCATTATGGTTTAGGATACTTGTCCTTAATAGCTTTAATGTCTGCTTTCCAAGCATCAATGCCATTCCAATAGATTTTGTCGAGCTGATCTTGCCAAGATGGGTATTCAGCTGCTCTGCTTCTTTGATAAGCTTTAGCAGCATACGCATCGTCTATTACTTTGCGAGCTGCTGTTATTTTTGCGGAACTAAGTGATACTTGGTTTCCGTCTTTGTCAAATGCACCAGCACTGTCGTCTATTGTTACGACTTCGCTGTATGCACTGCGTATTGCTTCGTGATCTAATGCCATAATTGTTAAGTTGATATTTCGTAAAGGGTCATAGTGCTTATAGTTCTTCCTCTATAAATTTCAGTTGCATTAGTGTCACTTAAAACTTGGTTTAAGTAGACAGGGTAGCTTGACCCGCTTTCGCCGGCAGTTTGAAGTTTATAAGTTGTTGCACTTGTGGTTGCAGGGCTATCTAAAAAATTAAATTGATAACTACCACAATGGTTACTATTGTAAACATTACTTCCGTACATTCTAAAACTACATCTAGGTCTATTGCCTGCTGCGTCACCTAGACCAATAGCAGTACTTCCCCTCAGTATTCTTGCACCAATAGTCCCTGCGTCTTGATGTATAGCACCTACTCCAACCACTATTAATACTTTATTACTACTACTAGATGGTGTAATGCTACAGTTAAATCCGGGCATATCTGTAAAAGTGTTAGCATTAGCAGTATATGATTTTACATCAGATATAACTGTTTGAACGCATTGAATAATTCCACCATTAGCACCACTAGCCAGTCCACCAACTGGGACTATTGAATTTACTTTTATTTGACTCATAATTAGCTAGGCTCCGTTGGAAAAGTAATAGATGACATATCTAAATTACCATCTGAATTAAGTTTAGGTGATGCACTTGCTGGCAAATCCCGCAAACTTTGACGATATGTTTTCCAATCATCTGAAAGTGTTAAATCAGAACTAGCTCTCCAATCACAAGCTGCCAATCTTTCATTTCTTTCTTGTCTTAATAATTTCATAGGTTCTAAATTATTTAACCTTGTAACTTCAGCATCTATTTCGCTTTCTGTAGGTGCTGAACCAGAATCCAACCAAGTTAATCCAGAATAATCTGTACCTATCCAACTAAACTCTGCACTCGGTTTTAAGGACATTAATGCATTTACTCTTGTATTTATCATGCTGCTATCTCCATTACTGTAATAACACTTTTACTACTGTTTTGGTTGTATATTACTTGATTGCTATTACTACTACTAAGAACCCTTATTTGAACTTTATATGTTGTACTGCTTGTAGTTGAAGGGGAATCAAGATAAACTTCAGTATGGTTTTGATTATAAAAAACTCTGTTACTGTTAGACTTACCAGCTTCCATAACAAAAGCATAAGGATATTCTATTAGTTCAGTTGAACCTCTAACAAGTCTTGCATTACCGTTAGTCTCGACGTGCGAAGCGAAACATTGAACATTAACAGTTGCCATTATTAAAACTTTGTTACTGCTACTACTTGGAGTAATTGAGACACTTAATGAGCCAGCATCAACATAACTTGTGCTTGTTATACTTTGATTGGCTGTAGAATCTACAGTTGAAACTGCTTGTAAAACTTTACCAAAAGGAAAAGCTGAACCATCAGTTTCAGTTATAGCATTAACTTTTAACGTACTCATGCTGACACCTCCATTGCTGTTAAAGTTGAAATACCAGCGTAATTTTGTGCTTGGTTATTTCCGTCTTGTCCTCTGTTTAAATACCATGTATAACCTTCAGTGCTTACATAAACATTATAAGTTTGTGCAGAAGTTGAACCGGGAGAGTCCATAGCATATATAGGAACAGTAATTAATGGGCCAGTACCACTATTTATTGATCCTGACATTGTAGGTGTTCTACTTCCTATTGTTCCTGTATGTTGATACCCAGTTAAACGTGTTGATCCATTTCTTATTTCAAAACCGCAGTGTACGTTGTTTCCACTGTTTGTTCCGACAATGACTGCATGAAGTAAAATTTTGCTTGAGGTACTTAATGGTGTAAGACTGACACTTAAACCAGTTATTGCATTATAATTTCCTGTACTTACAGCAGTACTAAAATCATCAGTTTTGACTGTCTGTTTTATTTGAATTATACCACCGCCACCGCCGGTAGGAACACCGGCAATAGGGATGATACTATTTACTTTTATTTGACTCATAATATTTATACGATTGTTAGGGTTTCACCGGAGCCAACTGTAACGGTGACGCCGCTTGCGATTGTTATAGGGCCTGCCGCCATTGCGTTGCGACCATTGGTAATTGTGTAATCAGCTGAAACTGTTGTATTGTTTTCGTAGAACACACCGCCTTGAGTTACTGCACTAGCAGATGCTTCAAGACTTATACCGGGTATTCTAAACTTGTCAACACTTGAGTTACCTATAGTTACTTCATTCGATACAGTATTTGTACTAGGCCATGCTTGGTATCCAATGAGAGTTAGGTTAGAACCTGTGGTTACATCGGTTGAACCAGCACTACCACCGCTTCCAGAATATCCAGTATCAGATCCAATAAGAGTGTTATTAGACCCAGTAGAAACTTTATATCCAGCTCTGTAACCCATTGTTACGTTATAGTTGCCTGTAACGCCGGGGTTACTTGCTTGAAGGGAAAAAGTACCTACAGCTGTGTTATAGTCGCCAGTAGTTACACCGCTTCCAGCCATCATACCTAGACCGGTATTACCCCAAGGACTACTAGAAGAAGAACTTGACATGTTTTGTAAAGCCTCAGCACCGAAAGCTGAGTTATACCTACCATATTGATTACCACGTCCAGCTCTGTAACCCATATAGGTACAGGAACGAGCGTTTTGACCGCTTTGCCCAGCATCATATCCAAAGTAACTATTGAACATATCAGTAGTTACATTTAACGCATCTTCGCCAGCACCTGTTCCAGCATAAGTATTATATTGAGCATCTTCTTTTGTTACACCACCGCCAGCTTCAGCAAACCCAGCTTCACCGTTAGAATCAACTGTTAGTACGTGACCATTAGTTGGTGTACCACCGTTGTCTTTTAGAGTAAAGTTAATACCGGGTATTCTAAACTTGGTAGTGCTGTTCTTACCTATAGTTATCTCATTATCTACCGTTGCGGAACTTGCACTCGATCCATTTCCAATAACAATATTATTAGTTCCAGTTGTTATATTACTTCCAGCTTCATTACCAATACAAGTATTCCCTGCTCCAGTTGTTATTTCTTTACCAGCACCCTGACCTACACCTACATTACTACCTCCAGTAGTAAGCTTTAATAACGCTGATGCTCCTACTGCTACAGCATTTTCACAAGTAGTACCATCAGCTAAAGCATCTTGACCAACTGCTGTGTTTAAAAATCCAGTTGATAAGTCATAACCAGCTTTTTTTCCAATACAAGTATTTTGGTTTGCAGTTGTTGCATTTTGCATAGCACCCATACCTACCGCAGTGTTAGACGCTCCAGTAGTCAATGAATACAAAGCATTACTTCCAACTGCAACAGAATCATTAGCTGATGTAGCTTGCTTCATTGCTTGATGTCCAACAGCTACGTTAGCGTTGCTAACACTTGCTTGTAAAGCTCCCCAACCTACTGCTGTGTTATAACCTTCAGTAGTAGTTGTAAATAAGGCTTTATAACCAACAGCAGTAGAACGAGGTGCAGTAGTAGCTTGAGCTAAAGCATACGAACCAATAGCAGTATTTTCACTTACTGTAGTAAGTGCCTCACCAGCAAAAAATCCAATAGCTGTATTATTACTACCAGTTGTAACATTTTTTAAAGCATCTCCACCGACAGCTGTATTATTATCTCCAGTAGTTACATCTTTACCAGCTGAATAGCCGAATACAGTATTTCTTGTTCCACCAGAAGTAATAGATTGACCAGCATAAGTACCACCAACAGTGTTTTCGTCAGAGTCACTATCTACACCAGCAGCTGCCGCAGCCCATCCACATTCTCCACTAGAGTCTGCTGTTAACACATAACCATTAACAGGACTGGTATCTTTTACGATAAAGTTAATACCGGGTACTCTAAATTTGGTAATATCTGTGTTACCTATAGTAACTTCGTTATTAAGTGAGCTAGTACCACTTGGAGCTGCTTGATATCCTATTATAATATTATTACTTCCACTCGAAAGTGTCTCACCGGCGTTCATACCTATGAAGGTATTGTTATTTGAACCAGTTATAGCTGCACCAGCACCTTTACCTACAGCAGTATTTCTTGCTCCACCAGTAACAGAATCTAATGCTCCATAACCTAAAGCTGCGTTATTTGCACCATCAGTAACAGCAGTTAGAGCTGTTGATCCAACCGCAGTATTACGATACCCAGTTGTTGAAGCGTATAAAGAGTTATATCCAACAGCAACGTTGTCCGCACCAGTTGTCTGATTATATAAAGCTTTGGAACCAGTAGCAGTATTTTTAGCACCAGTTGTTATTGCAGCACCAGCTTCATAACCAACAGCAGTACAGTCAGCAGCACTTGTAAGTACTCCTAAAGCTGAAGTTCCTACAGCAGTAAAGTTATCTGCATTATTAGCACTTCTCCCTGCTCTCCAACCTACGGCAACGGAACCATGACTAGCATCTGAATATAAAGCTTGATATCCAATAGCAACAGACTTGTTTTTAAAAGTACTACCATATAGTGCCTGTGCACCAATAGCTACTGTACTTTCCGCTGTAGTTGTTGAATTACCAGCTTGATAACCAATATGGGTATGTAGTTCACCACTAGTAATTGCAGTACCAGCATCTTTACCAAAGGTAGTATTTTTTTCTCCACTTGTTATTGAATCACCGGCATTAGTACCAGCTGAAGTATTATGACTTGAATCACTTGTTACACCAGCACTTATTTCAGCCCATGTAAGGCCACCTGTATTACCAGACTGTGCTGTCAATACATAGCCATTAGTAGGTGAGTTAGATACCTTTAGGTTTGCTTCGTCTACTACGTTGTCTGCAATAGTTAAAGCTGTAGATCCTGTAACTTCTCCCGAGTGAGTTGCGTTAGATGTTATACCACTAACTGTTGAGTTAAGTGCAGCAATATCTACACCGTCAACTGTTCCTGATACTGTGATGTTACCTGTTACGTCAAGCCCACCGTTAGCATCTAAATTACCTGTTATATCTACAGTTCCGTCAGAAGCAAGTGTAATCCTATTTGAGTTATTAGTCTCGTCTTTTACTACAAACTCACCACTGTTAACGATTATAGAATAATCAGAGTTATCATTTGAATCAATAAATGAAAATTTAGGAATAATAGCTTGTATTGTTTGATCGCCATTATAAGTGTTAGCACCTGTACCCGCTAAGTTACCTGTTGCTGTTACACCACCTTGCCAAGCTGAACCGTTATATACTTTTAGCTCGTTAGCTGAAGTATTAAAGTACAAGTCTCCGGCAGCTAGTGAGTTACCACCACCATCTGTTGATGGATTAGAGGATGCTATTTGATATGTATTAGCAAAGTTGTTGACATTACCAATATTACTTGCAGTTGTGTTTACATTAGCTATAGAACCAGCAACTGTACTGATGTTACTGTTAGCACCAGCTACTGTTGTAACGTTAGCATTATTTCCAGCAACTGTAGTTACATTACCAGATATGCCTGCAACTGTTGTTACATTACTTGAGTTGTTAGCTACAGTAGTTATGTTACTTGAAATATCTGCAAGTGTATCCATGTCAGATACGATTGCTGAAGTACCCAAGGTATTCATGTCAGCTACTGCATCAGCTGTACCTAATCTACCTATCTCTGTTGCTTTACCAGCTACAACACCTATGTCTGTCGCATCAGCTGCAACAGCAGTAACGTCAGATGAAATACCAGCTACAGTTGTAACATTAGATGCTACACCAGCCACGGTTGTAACGTTGCCAGATATATTAGCTACTGTATTAAGGTTAGTCTGATTACCAGCTACTGTGTTTATATTTGTAGTGTTAGCTCCAGCCGCAGCAATGTTAGTTGCGTTTGCAGCTACAGTAGATACCTCAGTTGCCTTTGGTACTAGCCTATGAAATGCGTATGTGTGCAGTGTAGATGTTGTCTCTACAATGACACCAAAGCCTGCTGTAAGGACTGTAGATCCACAGCCTGTAATAGTTACAGTACTAGATCCAGCACCGTTTGAAATGGTAACTGTACCACCACTTGGGGTACGTGTACTTCCGATAGCCTTGATAGATACAAGAGTACCAGCTCCATTATTTACATCAGGGTTAGCTGAAGGAAAAGCAGTTTCGCTTGCTATTGGTACAAAACCACCTACGTCATCAACAAGGTCTATAATCCTGTCGTTGATAGCTGCGGTTGTAGCAATAGTTGTATCGTTATCTGGAAATGTGTCACCATCTTTGATAGTATCTCCAGTGCTTATGTTAAAGTATCTAGCGTCAGATTGAGTCTGTGTGTAATACCTACCATCAAGGGTACCTGTTGCTATCTCGCTATTAGTTAACTTGTCAGACTGTAGTAGTGTTTTGATTTGACTAGCTGTCTGGTCAGCTGTAGCTCCAGCTTCGATAGCATTTAGTTTGCTGTGATCTGCGTCTGTAAATACATTACTGTCAGATGCAGCCTCTACAGCAGCTCTGATTTCTGCATCAGTCTGGTCAGCAGTAGCATTAGCTTCTATAGCGTTTAACTTGCTATGGTCAGCATCAGTAAATACATTACTATCTGACGCAGCTTCCACGGCTGCTCTAATTTCTGCATTTGTCTGATCTGCTGTAGCTCCAGTTTCAATACCATCTAACTTATCGTGATGAGCAGCAGTCATTAGACCAGCAGCAGTACTATTTGCTTGATGTAGTGTTGCATTAGTTCCATCACTACTTACAATAGTATTTTCTGTTGTTGTTGTAGTAAGAGAAAGGTTTGTTGTTACGTTTGTGACCTTAGCATTGTTAGCTGTTATATCAGATACAATCGAGTTAGCTAGTTTATCTGTAGTAACTGCGTCGTTAGCTATGTGTGCTGTATTAATACTACCATCTGTGTAGTGTTCTGAGTCAATAGCATTATCAGCTATCTTTCCACCAACTATAGCATCGTTAGCTATCTTAGCTGTAGTAACTTGTAAGTCATCTATATGTACAGTATCTATACTACCGTCTACATAGTGCTCTGAGTTAATTGCATTGTCTGCAATCTTGTCACTATTAATTGCATCGTTAGCTATTTTAGCATTAGTAACTGCTGCATTAGCTATAGTTAAAGCTACAGAACCAGTAACGTCACCTGTGTGAGTTTGGTTTGTAGTCTTAGCTGTGTTAGCTGTTATCTCAGCATTGATAGAGTTAGCTAACTTGTCAGTTGTAACAGCGTCATCTGCAATTTTAGCTGTAGTTACATTAGCATCAGTAATTTTAGCAGTTGTAACTGAGTTGTTAGCTAATTTAGCAGCACTTATAACTCCATCTTTTATGTCAGTTGCTAATATTGTTTGATTCTGTTCTTCTTGTGCAGCATATAATAACTGCTCATGGTTAGCGTTTAGATCGCCTGCTTTAACTGCCGACCCTGCTGTGTAAGTTGCCTTAGCAGAATCTACATCTGTATCACGATAGATACGTATTTGGGCTGGACTGGATGGGATATTACCGGAAGTAAATACTATGTTACCACCACCGGTTGTTGTATAGCTAGTTATATTATAGTGATTACCTGATGTTTTTAAAACACCATCTACATCAACTTTAATATCAGCTTCTTGAATGGAAGGGAAAGAAAACGATTTAGTTGCGTTTCCATCCCCAGTATAATCTACGAATGTTGTTGCCATTATTTATAAATGTTGAGGAGGTTACGAGTTTCTTGTTTTTTAGTTAGTTTTCTAACTCTCTTCTGTCTTAACTCTTCCATTAATGTGATAGCTTCTGGATTATTTCTTAGTTGTGCCCAAGCTTTTTTACGAGCTCGATCAAATAATCTGCCTATCATAATATTATGGTAGTAGTCTCTTGCATCATACTGGTCTCGTAAACCAGCTTTAATGTCAGCGTACATCTTTTCCATAGATGCTATAATTTTTGGATCTACAGCTAGCTTATCTAACTCACGTTCTAGATTTTGCATACCTATATAGCGTTGAAACTCAGATCTAACTCTAGGAGCATCTGTTAAGTTTGTGCTATCAGGTGCATAATATGTAGACATACGTAAATCATAGCCACTGTCAAATAAAAAATTACGACCAACACTCTGGTCTAAATTAAGGCTAATAGGACTAACTGCATTATATGCACGAGTTAAGAAGTCCCAATCTTTGATGGGCTGACCATTAAGCATATCATACTTTATAGGTAGCTCTTTTACACCGGGTACTTGTTCAGTCATTAAGTTACGGTTACGGATTGATTGATCAATACCAGATCCTATTTCACGCATATATGGTGTAAATAGTTTACCTAGTTCGTTACGTAAACCGGCCATAGGTACAACATTGTTACCTAATCCAGCTACAATTCTGTCAAATTGTCCGGGTCTACCAGCAAATAAGTCAACAAATGACTGTATACCAGCAAGATAAGACTTACTTGTAATAGCTTGTGCTACAACTAAAGATATTTTCTGTAGTTCAGTTTCTGTCCACTCTTCTCCCATCAGTTCGCTTGCATCACCTACGTCAGCTATAGTAGACATAATCAGGTTAAATGGTTCAAAGTTGTCATAACCAACACGTACAGCACCTAGCTTTATAGTTCTTGGCTCCCACTTACCATCTATCCACATCTGTCTTTTCTGTCTGTCAACTGGTCCGTTGCCGTTTAGATCTCCACGCATCCATGCCTGTGTAGCCATAAATACTACAGCAGAGCCTATTGCCAATCTACCTGTTTGCAAAGCTTTAGCATTAGCTAGCTCTTCAGCTGTTGTAATACCATACTTTGCTACCATATCTAAATTAGCATTAGTAGCTAAAGCAATATCATTAAACTCTTTGACTAGAAAGTTAAAACCCGGTGTATACTTCCCCGTTAAAGCAAGTCCGTTTACACCTGTTCTAGCAAACAGAAAGAATGGTTTAGCAAGTGGTGTAGATGTAAATACATCGTTCAAACCTTTTGCAAAGCCTGTAAGTTCTTGTGTAAGAGTAACTTCTTTACGTGCAAACTGTGTTGCTTCGTCTGCTAGACTACCATCAGAATTAAATACTTGTGAATAGAAATCATCTTGGTATGCCTGCATTAACTTCTTAGTAATTTTAGGAGTCTGTATTCCATTACCTTGTAAGTCTAAAACTCTACGCATAGACTTTTCACGCATTTTAGCACGACCAAGTATGTATGCAAATGCGTCGTCAGTCGCTGCCATAATCTTTGTAGAATATGTTAGGAAATTAGCATCGTTCATTTTACGTGCCATGTTAGCAATACGAAATGCAGCTACATCTCCAGCATTAGCTCTTCCACTGTCTTCTGCCCATCTACGTATTAGCTCCCAGTTTTGATCGCCACGACTAAACTCAGAGAATCTAGTTTTAATTGTAGCTAAATCACCTTTCCAATAAGAATTAAGTTTAGTTCTAAATATTGTAAAGGATTCTGGTATAGCTTCTATCATACCATTAACAGCAGCTAGGCTTGCTCGTACTGTAGATGCGTCACCATCAAATGGATAACGTATTGCAGCACCTAAAGCTGTAGATAAAGGACGTAAGAATGTAGCACTAGCTGTACCCATAATAGCACGAGCTGGTGTTTTAGGTCCAGATAATACACTGTTAGTCATTACACCTTCTAGTTCTCGTATTAGAGCACCAGTACGGTCAACGTCATTTTTACTTAATTTACCACCTTTAATAACTCTTCTAGCCCAGTTGTCAAAATCATCAAGAGTATTTACATCATCCATCATAGAAAATGCTTCTATCATAGCGTTCATTAAATCTTCATCTTGATTATCTTTTGTAATCTTAAGTATCGACATAATCGACTCTTTAGAATCTGCTATTGATTGCTGAACAGCATCTTCTATAGCTACAGTTCTTTGCTTACCAGCTTTTAAGTTTCTAAAAGAATCAGATTTTACAAATCTAGCTTTCTTTGTTTCGTATAAAGCTGTTAACATGGTATCAACTATCTGTTTAGCTGGTCCATCTATATCATTAATATCTACTAAATCAGCTATCTCACGAGCAGCAATACCTGTATCTCTAAGTTGTTTCATTAGCGAGCCTAAAACAAGGTCAGCAACAACTACATTCTTAGATGTCCAAATAGCTTCTCCATCAACTATATCAGGTTGTGCTTCAAGCAAGTCTTTTAAGTACTCACTAGCTGACATATCAGCAGCATTTCTACCCTGTGTAATACGTTGATGTGCTTCGATAGATTCTCTATATGTATTAACTAAAGTTTGTCTGTTGCCTTTTGCAGCTTTTAACTCTTTAGCAAACTTATCGCTACTCATTAGTCCACGCATAATACGTTCGACTGTAGCTTCATCTGTAGCTCCTTCTTGTGCTATACGCTCACGCTCAAGCGGTCTGGTTACAGAGCCTGTTGCTCCTTCTTCCTGACCCCACTCCTTGCGAGTCCTTGATAACTGTTCACGAGCTACTTGTGGTTCTACCTCAGATGTATGTGCTCCTTGGTGTGCATCAGATATAGGTGCGTTCTTATCAGCTCTAAATTCAACTTCTCCTTGACGGAGCTGTGCAACACCAGCTTCTACTGTCTGATCTTTAATACTTTTATTACGCTTTACTATCTGGTCAATAACAGGTTGACTACCTTTTTTAAGTGTGTAGGCTAATCCGTCAAAGAATAAACCGAATCCCATGCCTTCTACGATGTTTTTTATTTTCATCATAACAGGAGAGTCAGTATCTTTTGTAGATATAGGGGTGTCAGCCCAACCATATCTATCACGTAAAGCTCCTAATGCGTTCTGCTCGTCTGATTCTTTAGATACAAGGTCAGACACAGCACCGACAGCTGCACCTCTAGCTAGTGTACTACTTGTAATAGCAGTTAAACCAGCTGGTATAGATACAATTCCTGTAGCTGCTGCACCTTTTGCTGCTAGTACAGTACCAGCTGCTAGAGATCCAAAGTGTACCAGTCCACGTAGTTGTTTACCCCACCATGTTTTGGTTTCAATGGGGTTATCGTATGCGTCAAACGGTGTCCAGTCTGGTTTGTATGTACCAGTCTCTTCTCGTTGACGCTGCATTTCACCTGACAACGCATCTGCTGTACGCTCAGGAAAGGTGGCAAGAGAGGATGCAGTATCTTGTAAACCACCTGATAAGATGGACTGACCCTCTTTTATAAAAGCTTTAGCTCCCCATGTTTCCGCATTTCTCGGATCTTCTTGTTGAGCTAATGCCTGATCTTCATTTGCTGAAGCTTCTTGTTCAGCTGCTTGTCGTGCTGCGTCTCTTGCTTCTATTTCGCTTAAATAATCTTCAACACGTTCAGCAGCTAAATCGACATTTTCGTCGCTTAATCCATAGGAATCAGTCATCTGCCTCTTAGTTCTTGTTTACTTAATTTTGATCTTCTTAGTTTCTCTGCTTCTTTTTCTTCCTTCTTCTTCTGTCTATTTGCTGCTATATCTTGTTGATACTTTTCTAAATCACTAAGAATTAGTTGAGCAACTTCTTTTTCTAAAGTTTGGAATTGAGCAAAATAGTTTTCACTTAAGTTAGGGAATACCTGTTTAATAGCCTCTAGCTCTTCAGATGAAAAATGAGTCAGCTTTCTAAAGTTTTTGGTGTCTTCAGTTACAGCTCCACTAATAGAATTTGTACGATTAGCATTTAAAGCCATAAGATTAATCACAGCTAAACTTTGCTGATCTTCTGTAAACTCTTTGGTCAAGTCTATCATACCGTTTTCATGTAACAACAGTATATTTTCATTAGAAAGAAGGTAACGACCAAAATCAGTAGAGCCTTCTTGTGCTAGTTTTACAATGCGAGCACCATCCATTCTTGTTACACCTTCTCGTTTACCGGTAAAACCACTACGTGATCTATAAGTATAACCAGTATCTTCGACTTGAGTTGTACCACCACTTCTATTTATAGCATGTTGAGTAAGAAACTCTGTCATCTTCTCACCTTTACCATCAGAAAATGCCTTGATAACTTTTTGAGCAGTAGTCTTATTTTCTACATCGTTGACTGCCTTATAATCTTTTAGAATCTTAGCATTAAAGTTCATCAACTTTTTACCTTTCTGGTCATAGATACCAAGCTCTTTACCTCGAACTTCAGCAGCTTCATAGCCAGTTAGTACTCTAGGCTCACCGTTTTCTATAACTCTAAAACGTGCATTTTTGTAAAACTGTCCTAATTCTTTATTTCTTTCTCCACCAGTATTTAGATAGTCAAATAATCTATTGACATCTTCTCCTTGGAGAGCCGTCTTACTATATAGTAGATCTGGATTTTCTTTAACTTGATTTCTAAGTTCTAATGCAGCACGAACTGACTCACCTAATGGTTTTATAGCTGGTTCTGCTACAATCGAATCAAACCTTTTTAAAAGATCTGCTTCAATTTCACGCACCTTATCGTCAAATGTATACTGGTTTGTACCTATAGCCATCTTGACAGCTTCAAGTTCTTTACCATTTTCACCATACAACAATCTTAAAAATTCAGCTTGTAACCTTTTAACAGCTTTAGTATCACTACGTCCCAGTTTAGTTACAGCTTCTAAAGTTTGTTTTTCTTTATACAAATCTTCTATGCCATCTACAGCTTCATTAATTTGATTTGCAAATTCGTCAACAAGTAGGACTTGCTTATCTCTAACACCACCTGTATGCGTTTTATTGTGCATACTTTGTAGCTTTGTAGGAATAGGTGTAACACCTTCCATATACCATTCAGACCCTACAAACTCTTCATACAAACTTCGTATCTGTGAGGTTTGTAGTTCACCATTATCACTAGCTTCTACTAATGGGTCTATTTCGTCTCTTTCAAACTCTCTAGCCATAACCTTACTTGTGGTTACTGCCTGATCGTGTAATTCTTGTTTTTTATTGGTTATAGTGTTTCTAAGTTTTTGTACTCTTGCACTAGCTCTAGCATAAAATGCAGTGTTTTTATTTTTTACTTTCTGCAAATACTCGTCAACATTTTTATATGTTTTTTCTGGTTCATTAGTAGGAGTATATGGTAACTCATCAATTATTCTTAGACCTTCATCGGGTTCAAGTACACCTTTGTTAACTAACTCCCCGGCAAGGTTATAAGCAAAGTCTAGAGACTGTGCACTATCAAAGTTATTTTCTTCTTTAATTTGAGCAACTATACCTTCCTTACCATAAAAACTACTTCTTGATTGTTTAACAGCATTAGTAAATCTTTCACTTACAACTCTTTCTCTTTCGTTTTTTTGAGTTTCTTCTAACGTATAAACAAATCTTTTTTGTGCTGTATCTAACTGCTTAACATATACTGGTAAAACTTTTTCAAACAATTTGCGTTCAAAACGAGGATCGGTAGGATCACCACCTGACGCAATCCAGTTATACGTTGCGGTTCTATATATACTGTTTAAAGTTCTACGTCTGTAAGTATCTATCCACTCATCTTGTGAGGTTGCAGAATCTGCATTGAAACTAGCTAAAACATCATTTACAACTAAAGGTCTACCCTGAGAAGTCCAATAAGCCATATGCTCATCTGCTTTACCGTCTAGCACTTCGTCAGGAATAAAACCTAATTGTAGCCCTAGCTTTTCTGCAAGTTTTAAAGTAGTATCACGGCCAATCGCACCTAAAGCTTGTGCTTCTTGAAAATCTTTGTTTTCTTTTAATGCGTCAATAACTTTGGTTTGTTGTTCGTGCCATTTTAATCTTTCGTCTTTAAGAAACTCTTTACTTAATCCGTCAGCTTGCTTGGCTATTATTTTTGCCCGAAGATCACCACCTACCTCTACAAGTCCGAATAAAGATTCTAGCCGTTTATCCGTATTTTCAGCGGCTAGTTCCTCTATTTTTATCAGTTGGTCAAAAAGATCTTTAGTGTCCTTTATTCTTTTTTCGCTGTCTTCATTAACAGCTTGAGCCATGTCTGGAGATGTCGGTAAGTAATTAGTTTTACTTATGTCAGGGACTGCATCTCGTGGCGTACCAACGACGTTCTGAAATGATGATGTCATACGACCTCCATCTTGACGTCTATCTTACTGTAATCAACAGTGAGATAGTTTTGATCTATACCTACAGCCATAGGATTCTTCTGTACAACATCCTGAGCCATAGCTCCACGGAATCTTACATCCTGACCTTTGTAGTTAAACTCGTAGATCTTGTAACCTTGTGGTGATACACCAACTTCTTCTACATTTTCTTTTAGCTTTATGTCGGACCAACCTACGCCCGGTGTATAGAAACTACCGGCAGCACTTGCAATCTGTAGTCCAAGTTGTAATCCACCTGTTAAGTAATCTGTTGGAGGCATCATAACTGGAGCACCAAATGCTGGAGGAATACCTAGCTTTTGTCTAGCACCGGCATTAGCAGCTTGGAACTTACGTCTTGCACCTTCTTGAGCATACGCCATGTTTCTACCAAACATGTTACGTGTTATACCTTGTATTTCTGCTTGACTTCTGAGTAAACCTTGATATTGTTTTTTACCAAATGTTTTACTTCTACCACCCTCGTCAATCTTCTTTTTACCAAAGTATTGTGCAACGAGTTTTTGATTTCTTAAACGACCCTTACCTTGAGTATAAATAGCTCTTACGTAAGCATCACTGAGGTCACGACTGTACCCCATTACATTTCTGTTCTGAGCTCTTGCTAAACTTGTCTCCTTGTTAAAGAACATTAAGCTCTTTTGTTGGAAGTTAGCATGCTTCTCTTTGTTTCTTTGTCTGGCAGCAGCTCTGGCTCCAGCATTAGCGTCTATGCACACGGCAAAATTCAATAAATGTTACATTGTTTGGCCCGTGTTTTAACTTACGTAAAAACTTAAAGCCAAGAAACTTCAGCAATTTAAGATGTGCTGTGTTTCGACTGTCAACTATATTCCAAAGTAAAGGTTCCGTACGGCTATCGACAAACCGCTTTGCCTGTCTTGAGAATAAAATCGGTACTTTATGGATTTCATTTGTACAAAGCATCCAAATATCGCCCTTGTCTCCTACGCCTGCCACACCAGCAGCCTTGCCGCTAGGAGCCGTAAAATAGACCGCAGAGGGGTCAGCAGACATGGCGGCTAGATATAATAGTGGATCTAGTCCATGGCCGTCTGAGAGCTCTCTGAAGTCGTCTGAGCGTAAATTAGAGGCCACCTCTAGGGCAGCCTTTAAAGTTATTGGGTGAATGTATTTACTTGAGGTTTTCATATATCGGTTCTAGTTTATTTATTGTATCTGCCATCCAAGGTTCCCATGGCACTTGAGTCATTCCTCTTTTAGTGTAGGGTTCGTACCATTTATTGGTTTTCATTCTCCAATAAAAGTATCTAAGTTCTGTTTCTGTGAGTTGTATGTTATACACGGCGGTAATATTTGGGTGAGTAATCGCCTTCCCATGACATTGACCTTAATGTAGCCGGGGCAGGGTGTGATGATTTGAGTGTTATCTCAACGTTTGTATTCTTTTCATATACAGGAATAGTCTTAATAAACTCTTCTAAGTATGGTGCATCAGATGCGTCGTACTCGTCAAGTTCTGTAGACTCATATACTTCTGTATAATCTGTTTTACCTACACGTTCAAGTGTGGTTTCATATAGACCTATCTTACCGAAGTGGAACTTGACTCTATGTAATACAAGAGAAGAGTTCACGTCTGCTGTAGATCGTTGTCCGTCTATTTTAGTAGGATAAAGTGTTGGTATCTTAACTTGGTATGGATATATGTAACCTATCGTAAGTGTTGCACTAGACCAATTACCGGGTAAAGTAAAGCTTGTACCTGAGACTGTAGGTTTAGCATAACGACCAAGGCGTGTTGAGTTAGTATTAGTATCAATTACTACTAGATCGTGGTTAGGTGTTGTTACAGAACTTAACCAACTAACACTAGAAAATGTAGTTAGATTTGTAGATGCACTGTAGCTACCACCACTTACAGTAGTATGGTTATCTAAATGTAATAAGAAATCTACATTATCCTGTACTATACTAGGATCTGAGTCAGCCTGTACTAGCTTAATGCTTTGTAAATAGTAATCACTATCTAAAAAGAAATACTCATCATTAATAATAAAATGATAAGTTAATGGATTGTTTAGCTTCCATTTAAACCATGCAGCTTGCACTCGTTTTTCAGCTGTCTGGAAATACTTATAACCAAACACTTCGTCAGTTCCTGTTTTACCTATCAATACAATAGAGTTTTCTCTAGAGTTAGTCATTAGGTCTATATCTTTAGGTAGTAATGTAGGAACAACTTTACTAACTTCTATAATATTAGGCTCTCCTTCTCGTGCTGAGTTAGCCATCTCGTTAAATCTACTAAACTTACCAGAGTTATCTATGTAAGCCACTGTAGTTCCTAGAGATATAGGAGCCATGTTTTCGTTATAATTAAATGTAGCTATACTTCTTAGTTTAGCTGTGTCAGGGTTAAAGACTGTATCATCTGATGCTAATAAGAACTGTTGGTTTGTACTAAATACAAGTAAACCAGCATTGATTTCTATGCCATCAAATAAGTCAGATGGAAACATAGATGCGGCTGATATATCTACAGGGTCAGCTACTGATACTGTTAGAGCTGTTTCAATAAAGAAGTTAGGTTCTCCTAAAGTACCCGGTCTAGATGTAACAACATTCTCGCCTGCTAAAAGTGCTAATCTATTACGAAAGAATAATACCTTGTTAATACGTTTACCTACAAATGATGGCATTGGGTTAGTAAATGTATCACCCACATCCCGTTGTCCATAAGTAAATTGTTTTACAGTAAATGTAGTTGTACCTGTACGCTGTATAACTAAAGGCATGTTAGTAAGCGTTGTAGTTATTCCCGGTTCTGCACATTCAGTCCAAGATCCACTACCATCTTTATCATTTTGACCTTCAAATCTTAGGTAATAATCATCTTCTTCTGCTCGTAAAGCATTAGATACTTTAACTATATACCCATGTTTACACTGGTTTGGTAAGTTTTGTACATCATTTACTGAACCTTGCATGACTCTCATTAAGTCATTTTCTACAATATTAACTGTGAATGAGCTTGAGCTAGATAGATATATACCGTTACCTATTTGTTTACCTGTAATTCCGCTAGGTAGATCTGCTATAATACCACCAATAATTGTATCAGCAGTTACAGCTGTTTGAGCATCAAAAGGTGTAGGCTCTGGACGTACAAGACCATCGCCGTTGCTACTAATTGTAGCGTTTACCTGTGTAGATTCTACCTCTTCTACCTGTATAGTATAGGTTGCATCAGTTGTTTGTGCCTGTGATTTGCTAGTGCCACCTCCACCTTTTGCAGAGTCTAGAGTTACTGTAACTGTATCACCTACAGCCCAACCTTCACCACCATGTAGTAATACTACTTCTCTTTGGTAGCTACATTGGTAGTTATCTCCGTCTGGTCCATCGCTGCTTGCATTATAGTTAGGGCTAACACCTTGCTGCCCTAGAATATTAAGTCTAAATATTAAGTTTTTCTTTGAACCTGAGTCAACACTAAATACTTGTGTACCGATTCCGGGACACGATCCTGACCCATCGCCTTCAAATAAAGTATCAGCTGATATTTTAATACGTGTAGCACGAGTAAGAGTTGTGACATCAGCAGTTCTAAATACATCAATACCATATTGTCTTCCGTTTTCTGTTCGTAGTAATTCCAGCATTGCAAAGTGTGCATCTGGTCTTGCTGTTGATGTACCAGTCTCTCCTACTATGGTATTAGAGTTAGTAGTATCACGATTACTCACAAAGGTAGTATCATTGATAGTTAAAAACTGTAGGTTTTCTGGTGCAGCAGTAGGGTGTGTTAAATATGCTTTGATAGCTGTTTCTCCACCTGTACCATATACTGTAGTCATTTTTTGACCATCACTACAACGCCAAACGGTTACTGTACCATCATGTTGTACTTGCCCTATATAAGATCCTTCTGTTTCATCACGAAAATAGTGAAACCATGCACCATCATGGTGTACATCAGCTAGTGGGCTGGTTCCTATTCTTTTAGCACCCGGTCTTTTAAACAGTCCTTTTGTAACATCTGGTATAGCGTTTACTATTTCTGTTACTTGGCCGGGGAACTTTAGGTTGTCAGGCTGTTCTGACATACCTAGTGAGAACTGAGGGATAGTTTGTGTTACGCTTGCCATTATCGTCTAAGGTTTCTCCAAGGTTGGTAAGTTTGATGTGCACTATCGTCAGGGAATCCGAACATGTTATGATCTCCTTGGTTGCACTCGTATTCTTGTAGAGCTGCTCTAGCTAAACCAGCTTGATTAGCTAATAATCTAACTAAGTTAGGGTTTGCAACTAATTGTGTAGCTGCTGCTGCGGCTGCTCTGTATGTTATAAATCGTCTAAATACAATAGGTAGATCTTCAAAGTTATATAATCGTACAACATCAAGATCAAGACTATCTATTGTAGAAAAATCATCTGTGTGAGTTTGCTTGTCATATAAATATCCGTTACGACGTACGAGATTATAGTCTCTACGTATATGATTATCATGAACGTCCATAGATAATATATCATTACCTATAGCTATTTTACCAGTCGTAGAATCAGGTGTATATTTTACATGCTTCTCTGTGTTAAAGTGCCACCCCTCTGCCTGCGTGTCTACGTTGGCATCACGAAGTAGATTGTATATAAATGATACTTCTGGGTTATCAAAGTTTAAAGTTGTTAAAGGTGATTGACCTATAGCCCCCAGTATATTGTTTACTGCGGACAGTTCTGTGTCGATGTCAATAGTTGTGGTTGCCATAAGAAAAAAGGGGAGCCGAAGCTCCCGTATAAAAAATAAAAATTAAGCGTTAGTTGGATAGTTGTCACCAAATGCAGCGTTACCTGTTGAAGCAGGGGCAGCACCAGCAACTAACTCAACACAAGCAGCTGGGTTTAGGAAGTCTGCACCCATAGCTAGTCTTCCAAGGATTACGTCACCTTGGTAAACAACGGATACATCACCTGAAGTTACCTGAACCTGTGGTCCGATAGCTTCTACAACACCAGCGGCTTCCTTCTGGAAGATTAGTCCGCAGCTGTTTTCAAAGTCAGAGTGATTACCATAGTTGTTATGGATTCCAGTCACGTTTGATCTAGCATCTTCTAACTCAGAATCACTACCTACGAATGAACCTACATTTCCGGGACTTGTGATACCGGGGTTTGTTGCAGATGCAGAACCGTACTTAGTACCGTAGTTTCCGAAGAATGGAATGTTCATTGACTTGAAGATCTTGATGCCTGCAATTTCAATGATGCCTTGTCCAGACTGTAGTGCATCACCAGACTCGTCTCTGTTGATAAGACCACTAGAACCAACGTTTTGTATTAATTCGTAGTATTGTCTTGGGTTTAACACAGCTACTCTACCTTCAGTAGAAACTCCTTTCTCGTCGAGTGCAGCAGCTGCATCGTAGAAAGCGTTTTGTAGTAGTCCAGCATCGTAAGCGTTAGTAGCGTTACCTGTACCTAC